TCGTGGGTGAGGACAGCATTGCTGAGCGAGTACACACCGCTTGGCAGCGTCAGCAGGACGGACGGCAGCGACGTACCGGCATGTACTACGAGGCCCGTACCGCTAACCCTGATTTCGACCTGGAGGACGAGCCCTCCCTGAGGGCGGCTATCAAGGCTGCCTACGGAGACTGTCACTGGGTCGACATCGACGCCATCGTTGATCAGTGCTACTCGGGTGTTATCACCCGGGATGAGGTTCTGAGGAAGTACCTGAACCTTGTCACGGCATCGGACGATGCACTCATTGATCCCATCGCCTGGGAAGGGTGCTCGACCGAATTCGAGCTTCAGCGTGGTGACCGAATCGTACTCGGCCTGGATGGTGGAGAGACTGACGACGCCACGGCACTTGTTGCCCTGAGGGTGAGCGATTCCCTGTTCCAGCCCATAGCCATTTGGGAGAAGCCTGACGGCCCCGAAGGCAAGCACTGGAGTGTGGACAAGGAAGCTGTCAGCGACACCGTTGATTGGGTGTTCGCCAACTACCGGGTTGAGGGCTTCCTCTCCGACACGGCGTTCTGGGAAACCTACGTCCACCAGTGGAACGAGAAGTACCAGGTTCGTCTTCAGGTGAAGGCAACTGGAAAGTCTCACGTCGCTTTCGACATGCGAGGCAATCAGAAGGAAATCACTGAGATGAACATGGCCCTTGTTGGGGCCGTCGAGAACGGCATGGTGAAGCACACCGGGCACTACGGTCTTGGTCGCCACTTCAAGAACGCCAAGCGACGGAACAACAAGTTCGGTACCTCGTTCGGTAAGGCTAGCCGAGACTCACAGTATAAGGTCGACGCGTATGCGGCGGCCCTACTCGCATTCATCGCACGTAATCGTTTGGTGAGCGCTAACAAGCAGTCCAAGCCGAAGACGGCAGGAAGGCTGACAACTATGGGCGGATTCTAGGAGATGATGTATGGCTGTCAAGCAGAAGGTTGATACGAACACTCGCATTACCAATGCGCTTGCACAGATCGCAAAGGACAAGGATCGCCTTACGATGGTCGACCGCTATGTTCGCGGTCTTCATCCGGCTCCATTCATGCCGCGTAATGCTAACGCGGAGTTCAAGGAGCTTTCCAAGCGGTCCATCCACAACATCATTCCTCTTCTGATCGATGCCCCTACCGATGCTCTGGCTGTTGAGGGTTACCGGCGTCCTGACGTGACTGGTAACCCCAGCGAATGGAAGTACTGGCAGTCGAACCGTATGGATCAGCGACAGGCCCTCGTACACCGGGCCGCGCTTGAGTGTGGTCAGGCTTATGTCACGGTCCGAAAGAGTCTCCTTGATCAGAAGGTCCCTGAGATCCGAGTTCACTCGGCTATCCGCACCTTCGCCGCTTTCGACGATCCGCTGTTTGATGCCCACCCTCTCTATGGTCTCGTCATCGAGGAAGAGGCTAAGGGTGAGGGTGGTGTTGGTCGAGCGACCTTCTTTGATGAGAAGTTCGTTTATGAGGTCGAGCTTAGCGAGGGCGACAACTTCAAGATCGGCAAGAGGACTGCCCACGGCATGCCTCACTGCCCCATGATTCGCTTTGTGCCGAAGATGGATCTCCTCGGCCGTGCTCACGGCATCGTTGAGACTGTTGTGCAGATGCAGGACAAGTTGAATCAGATGTACCTCAACTTGATGATTGCTCAGCACTACACCGGCTTCGCTATCCGTACTGCCACGGGCCTTGCCCCCATCGAGATGCTTGATGAGATGGGTAACCCGATGTACGGGGTGGATGGTCAACCCCTATTCGTGGCTCCGGTCATTGATCCGTCCACGATGCTGATCTCTCCGAACCCGGATACTCAGTTTGGACAGCTTCCGGCGGCTCGTACCGATGACTTCATGCACTCCATTGAGCTGGTTATCCAGCACATGTGTGCCGTCACCGAGACGCCGCCTCACTACCTTCTGACCGGTTCCCTCTCGAACCTCTCTGCCGACGCTCTTGCAGCGGCCGAATCTGCGTTTACGCGCAAGATCGACGAGATCAGGCACGCGTTCGGTGAGTCCTGGGAACAGGTTCTCCGTCTCTGTGCCTTCATCGCCGGTGACCAGAAGGGCTACGAGATCGAGGATGCTCAGGTCCAGTGGGCCGACAAGGGCAACCGTTCACTGGCTCAGGCCGTTGACGCTGGTCTCAAGCTGACTCAGATGGGTGTTCCCACCACCATCGTCCTCTCTAAGGTTCCTGGCTTCACTCAGCAGGACATTGATGAGGTTGCGGCCCTCCTGGAGGACCAGGACGGGGTCAACTCGATGGCTGACAAGTTCAGTCAGCGGGTTGCGAAGAACCAGAGCAAGGCTCAGGAGAACACAAGCACTGAGGCTGTTAAGGGTGTGAAGGAAGGAACTCCTACTGGAAACGGCAAGTCTGATCCTGCCCTAGCCAACTAGGGAGGGTGAGTGACTAAGCAAGTTGACAGTGACAAGGCAGCGGAACTTTGCGCCGCTGCCTTGTCCGAGATCAGTTCCAAGACCATCCATGAGGTTCTGGGTTACTTCAGCACCGTTGATCCGGCCGCGATACTCAGGAACCCAGACAAGTATTTCGACGAGTGGTTCAAGATGGTCGATGAGACTCGACAGCAGGCATGGGCCCTAGGCCAGTCCTACTACCGACTCGACACGGCTATCTGGACTGGTTCAACCCCGGATGACGGGTCTGGTGAGATTCACTCACTCAAGAGCTTGTGGGTCACCTTCCTCAAGCTGATTGGTGTTGTGAAGTTCAAGAGTTCGCTATCTAACTCAGACATCGAGCTGACTGACTCAGTGTGGGACGACTATGACACGGACTACGCACGCAGGAATGCTGCGTCTACCTTCTACACGAGGGCAGTCCACAGGCTGAAGAAGTTCGAGGACGCCAACCGTAAGGACATGGACGCTGATGACTACCTCAACAGGTTTGAGGATCTGATGAAGAAGGTCTCAGCAGACATGGCCCGTGAGTCACAACGACTTGCCCAGAACGGTGGACGTGATGCAGTCCTTCAGGGGTCGCAGAACACCACGATTTACCGAGTCGGGTACATGCGAGTCCCTCGGGGTGCCTACACCTGTGGCTTCTGCATCATGCTGGCTTCACGTGGTGCCGTTTACCCGTCTAAGGGATCCGCTGGGTTCCAGGGAGTTGGACGTGAGTTCCATCCTGGCTGCGACTGTGCGATCAGGGCCCTCTATTCGGGCCAGACTGAGCCAAAGGCCGTCCTTGATGCCAAGGATGCTTGGAAGGACTACTCAAGGAATCACAGCGGAAGCGCTACTGACTTTGTTAACTGGTGGAAGAACCGAAAGGGAGAATGATGGCTGAAGAGAATGAGCCTGAGGTTGAGATGGCCGAAGAGGGCGTGATGGTCGAGGTCCCCGACGAGGACGAGACTCCGGAGGAGCCGACCGTTGAGGAGACCGACGAGACGGACCAGGAGGTGACCGAGGACGAGGGCCAGGAGCCCGAGCCTGAGGTTGAGGAGCCCGCCCCCAAGGTCAAGCGTCCTCGGCGAAAGGCAGCCCCGAAGAAGGCAGTTGAGCCTGAGCCGGAGATCGTGGAGGAAGCTCCTGAGGAGCCGGTAGAGGGGCCTGCCGAAGAGGCTACGGACGACGAGCCCACCAACGACTTTGCGGCCGTCCTGGAGCGACTGGGCGCCATCGAGGCACTGCTTTCCGGCGATGCCGGGGATGAGGCTGAGCCGGTGGTTGATGAGGACGCTGTTGCTCGTGCCGAGAAGGCCGAGCGGGAGCTACTGGCCTTCAAGGTCGGCACTCGCTATGGACTCTCTGAGCTGCTTATCGGGCGGCTTCAGGGTTCGGATGAGGCTTCCATTGAAGAGGACGCCAAGAAGCTTGCCGGTGAATCCGGTTCTAGCGGTGGCTCCCTCGGCAAGGGTGGCCTTGATCCTGATGAGGATGTTTTCGATCCGAAGAAGTTCGTTAAGGACCTTCGGAAGAGGAACAACGGCGGTCTCTAAGACTGCCATTCGCACACGTACCAGCCCCGATGAGGGGCTTTTTTCATGCCCCTTTCTAGGAGGAACAGTATGGCTAACGTGATTTACAACGGCGAGAAGGTTGCTGCGGCAGCCCTTGCCAATCTCGAAGCGTCGGTTGTCCTTGCGGCTACCGTTCAGAAGACTTCCGGTGCCGAGTTCGTTGGTGCCGCTGGTCACACTGTCAACATTCGTCGGCCTGCGATGCTCGAAGGCTTCGAGGAGAACATTGACTGGACTGCGGGTCAGCGTAACGCCGGTGGCGTTATCAAGACCGAGTCTCTCAACGAGACCGTGATGCCTGTTGTTCTGGACTGGCACGCGTACTCGGCGGTTGACCTTTCCGATGCAGAGCTGACGCTCTCGCTTACCAGCTACCTGTCTCAGGTCATCGTCCCGCAGACGGACGCCATCGTGAACCGCCTTGAGCGCAAGGTGGCTGCGGCCCTGGCGACGTTCCCGGTTGACTCTCGTGGTCCGATCGACATTTCTGCGGCTGTCACCGCTGGTGACTATGTCAAGGCTGCTCAGTCGATCCGCTTCCGGATCAGCTTCCTTGCCTCTGACCTCACCGCGAAGAACATTCCGGTGGGTGGTCGCTTCCTGGTTCTTGGTAGCCAGATCGCGGGCTTCCTGATGAACGACCCGAACCTGACCAACGTTGCTGACGCTGGTACGGACTCGGCTCTTCGTGAGGCTGTCATTGGCAAGCTGTACGGCTTCACCCTGGTCCAGGACAACCGTGTTGACCCCCTGACCATGTACGCCTACCACCCGTCTGCGGTCCAGCTCGTGACGCACGCTCCGGTTGTCCCGGAGTCGGCTAAGGGCTCGTCTCAGTCGAGCGACGGCTACGCGATCCGTGCGATCAAGGACTACAACTCGGCTACGGCGTCTGAGCGTTCGTTCCTGTCGGCTTACGTCGGTGCGACTGTCGTCACTGACCGGGTCCGTAACGCGGACGGCACTGTCAACGCGACTCCTGCCGTTATCCGTGGCGTCAAGGTTGCCATTGACGTAACCCCTTGATGACCTTCGCTTCACCTGAGCCCACCACTGGTCCTGAGGAAATGAGCACGTTCAGTGCTCCGGTCAGTGGTGGGGGAAGCGAGGGAGAGAACGTCTCCTCTCCTGCCCCGAAGGCTACGCGCAAGCGTGCTCCTCGCAAGCAGGCAACTAAGAAGGTGACACCTAAGGAGGGCTGATGATTTGCGAACCGATCGGGACTGTTCCCGAGCTTGAGGCGCGAGTTGGCAGGTCTTTCGTCACTGATGAGGAAAAGGCGATGGCGGCAGCCGCTCTTGAAGATGCTGCCGCTATTGCTCGCGTCTACGGTAACCCTTACTGGGGTTGCTACTCGGTGTCTACGTTCTCCGCCTCCGAAGAGCCAGTGATTATCAACGGGGTCAAGCTCCTCTCTACTGGGCTTACTGTCCCGGACGGAGTCAAGGCCGTGGTTCTTGCCATGGCGGCTAGGGCTGTTCGCAACCCAGATGGTTTCGTTTCTGAGACTGCGGGTGAGTACACCTACCGCTATAGCGAGAACACGGCTAACGGGCTGTCCCCTTCTCCCGGTGAGATCACCATGCTTGAGAAGTTGGCTCAGAAGGACAAGCTTCGGACTATCGAGTTTCAGCGCGCTGTGCAGATTGCTCGTCGCCGTGAGACCCCTTACGACGAAGATGGCGATGTCATCTGGGATGAGAGTTCCGGATGAGTATTTGGCGTCGTGCGCCCATTGATGCAGTTCTCTACGAGCGGGTTGAGGTTGACGATGGCTATGGAGGGACCGTTCCCGGTCTTGGCCCTGGCCATCCCCTCAAGGTATTCGCACAGCAGATTTCGGATGGTACGGGATCAGACGACAACTGGGCTGCTCCCGTCATGATGAAGCTGTATTCGAAGACCAACCCTTGTGACAGGTGGTCTGAAATCCACATGGACGGGGATGTCTGGACTGTTGTTCAGCAACCCAAGTGGAGAAGGAACTCACCTAGGACCGAACACTACGTTGCCACTATCGAAAAGAGGGGCGGCTGATGAAGCTCATTCTTGACGAACGGAAGTGCAAGACCGTTCCTGCGAAGACTCCGGAAGTCGATGCCGCTCTTCGGGAAGAGGCTGTCAAGCGAGCCCATAGAACCAAGGTTGCGGCGTCCGAGTTCAGTTCTCCCGCTCAGGGAAACACCGGACACTTCCGAGGGTCTATCCACCCTAAGAAGCACGAAAAAGGTTACTCAGTCGACATCGACGACGATAACGCCCTCTCCATCATCTTCGGCCACGAATACGACGGATGGGCCGAGGGACACGCCCCCTTCGAGGGGCACCCTGAGGTCATTCACGCTCTTCTAGCCCCTTAAGGAGGCTCCATGCAGGAATCGTATCTCCTCCCTGACTCTGAGGCGATCATCCTTGAGGCTCTGCGGGAGTACGTTCCTGACGTGGCCGGAAAGCCAATCAAGTATGTCGTGAAGATGCCCGACGAGTGGTACCACCAAATCCCGATTGTGATGGTCCGTAGAACTGCCGGTACTGCCGAGCATTCCAGCTACCTGGATCAGGCAGTCTTTACGATCCACTGCTTCGGTAACGATCGTCGTGAGGCTTCCCTGTTGAGTCGAATGGTCCGTAAGGGACTTGTTGATGCAGCCCGGAAGCCCTTCGTGTCTGTGACCGAGGCTGGGTCTCTCTTCCACTTCCGCGAGATTGGCGGCCCGTTCTACTCGGCTGGTAACGACAACGTCCACCACCCAGACGTGTTCAGGTTCGTCGCTTCTTACCAACTCATGTTCCGCCCTGTCGTCTGACAGGAGCTTCTATCCGGGGCCTTCGGGCCCCTTTTTCTATGCCTGAAGGAGGCGTCCTATGGCTAATACCTCTTCCACGGAGGTCATTGCCCCGGCTACTGGATTCATTTATGTCGCCCCGGCTAACACCCCGGCCCCGCTTTGGCCGTTCATTCCGAACCACGATGGTCCGGTTGAGACTACGTGGGTTTCGATCGGCAACACGTCGCTCGACAACGGTGTTGAGATGTCGATGGATGGTGACGACCCTGAGGTTCTGGGTTCGTGGCAGGACCCGGCTCTCATCACGACCAACCCGGCTAAGACCTATGCCCTCACGATGAATCTTGAGGACATCACGGTTGAGACCCTGAACCTCTACTACGGCGCGAACCTTGCCCCGACTGCCGAAACGTTCGTCATCCCGACGACTCCGATCCCGGCCGAGCGTGCACTGTTCATCGCTGCTACTGACGGTTCTCAGATGGTGGGATTCCACTATCCGCGTGTCTCGATCATCGGCTCGGACTCGATCACCCTCGACCCGTCTGCGATCACCGAGGTTCCGGTTACGGCGACGATCCTGTCTGCCGGTGCTGGTGCTGGCTTCACCGGTATGGGTCAGGTCTTCAAGAAGACCGATGTCCCGGCCGTGAACCCGACCGCCCCGTGATCTAGCTATCTAAGTATCTAAAGAAGTCCCAAGTGCCGCCCCCTCTCTTGTTCTCCCTTTCCAGGAGAGGGGGCTTCTTCATGTCTGAAAGGGAGACTAACGCGATGAAAGGGAGTGCGTTATGGCTGAACTGAAGTTTGCTGACCTGCTTGCGGAGGCTGAGAACTCCGACAACAACGTTGAGATCGAGGCCCTTGACGGCACCATTGTGAAGCTCCGGGAGTTCAACAACCTTCCGGGTGCTGACTTCAAGCTCGTCCTTAAGTACATCGATATCCTCCAGGACAAGAAGATCAAGGAGTCCGAGAAGATCGATGCAATGGACCTCTGTCTGATTGCTGCTTGCGATCACAAGGACCTGATGAAGGAGATGCTTGATGAGCTTCCCCTGTCCGGCCGTGAGACCATCTTCAACGCCTGGATGGAGGCAGCGGAGGTCCCGGAATCCTAAGTCTCCGCGAGATGTTGAACGAGCACGGCGGGGAGATCACGGCAGACCTGTTGAGGTACTACGGGGTTAACATCCTGGACCTCTTCACTGGTGACCTGTCTCCCCGTCGCTGCTTGGCTCTTGTGGAGAACCTTCCAATCGAGTCCAACACCTACTCCAATCGAATCGCCGAAGGCGAACGTGCGGAGATGGGATGGGACCGCAACACCTACGTGATGGCTGATCTGATTGACGCCATCATGGTCCTTCACACCACTCTTGCTCGGGCGAACGTCGAGAACCCGAAGAAGGTCAAGGACCCTGAGCCTTACGAGCGTCCCGGACAGAAGGAACGTACTCGGAAGAGCAACACTTCTAATCCGTTCGCCAGTGCTCTCAGTGCTAGCGAGAACATCGAGTTCTCCGCTGGTGGAGAGACTAAGTCTTTCTCCGTCCCCTCCGACATCCTCAAGCGTTCTCACAAGCAGATCGCCAATGAGACGGAGGGTCAACCATTCACAGTTAACTAGGAGGTGAGATATGGCTAACGGACCGGGTGGAACCGAAGTCGGCCGCGTCTATATCCGTGTGCTACCCAACACGGCAGAGTTCGCGGCTAAGCTCAAGACTGCCATCAAGGGCATGAACGAAGACGTTCAGGTTGGCATTGACCTTGACACGGGTAGTGCTCGTGCTCAGCTTGCGGAGCTTACGAGAAAGTCTAGGATGCGGATCTCCGTCAATGCTGATACCGCACTGGCAGAGGCTCAGGTTGAGAAGCTGGCTGAACGCAAGCAGATCGTCATTCAGGCTCAGGCACTTACTGCTAAGGCTGCTGCTGAACTTGATGCGCTGACTAACCGTCGTCGCAACCTGAACATTCGGGTCTCTGCGATTACGGCTCAGGCTGCGGCACAGCTCGCTGCCCTTGACAAGGATCGGGATGTTCGTGTTGATGCACACCTGAACGATGCTTCGATCAAGAAGGCCGAGGCCCGTATCCAGGCGCTTGACCGTAAAAGGGACCTGGTGCTGTCTCTCGACACCAAGCAGGTGACGAAGAGATACAACCGTCTCAAGGCTCAGATGAGGCACCTTACGTCTCAGCTCAACATCAAGACCGATCCGAAGGATCTGGCCAAGCTCCGGGCACAGCTCGATGCGGTAGGCAAGGGTTTCAAGGTTGTCGGTGACATCAAGCTCAATGGTCGTGCCAAGGTACTTGCTGACATCGAGGCCCTTAAGCGACGATACACCCTCGTCATTGACTCCCGCACTAAGCACCTTGACAGGGATCTAGCTAAGATCCGCTCCGAGATGCAGGCCATTCAGGACAAGCGGAACGTCACACTGTCTGCCGTCTTCAATGGAGCTAAGGCCAAGGGAGAGTACGAGGCTTGGGAAGCTTCTATCAAGAAGCAACTTGTAAAGGTCTCGATTGCCCTCAACACGGCCGAGGCTACGGCCGATTGGGAGACGTACAAGAACCTGCTTGAGAGCTACCGTATGGAGTTTGATACGGCTCTCAACACAGCTCGTGCCAGTGTGGATGCCGATCGACTCAAAACCAAGATTGAGGCAATGCGGCTGAGGATCAATGCTCAGCTCGATGCCACCAAGGTTGAGGGTGAGCTTCGTATCCTTACTCGGGATTACCGTCTTGAGCTTGAGGCCCACATTAATGACAAGATTGCCAAGGTGTCACTTGAGAACCTTGCACGTAATCGTGATGTCTACTTCAAGGCCATCCTAGAGACGAAGAAGGCGAACGCTCAGTTTGCTGCACTGGAACACCGCCGTATCGCCTCTATTCACGTTGAACTTGAGGATAGCCTCAGGGTTCAGGCCGAGATGATGAAGCTTGGCCGTAGTCGTGATGTCGAGTTCAAGGCAGAGCTTTCCAAGTCATCAAAGCTGGAAGCTGAGCTTGCCTGGCTTACTCGTGATCGCACCGTTCATGTGAAGCTGAAGAACGACCTCCGAACCAAGCTCTTCAACAAGTTCAATCGTAAGCTCCGTGAGACTGACGGGATTATCGGAAGGCTTGGGACTTCGTTCACCGGCCTCGGCCGTCTAATTGGCGGAGGAATGGCCATGGGAATCGGCAAGGCCATCAACGCCATGGGTAAGTTCGGTGGAAGCGCCGGAACCATGGGTGACTCGATGGTTGAGCTTGGCTCTACGGCCGTCAAGTCCGTCACAGGTAGCCTCGGAACGTTCATCAGCAGTGCCCTAATCTCCGCTCTTGCTATTGGTGGAATCGTAGCGATTGCAGGTGTGCTCATTGCCGTCTTCGCTGGTCTGGCTGCGGCCATTCTCGCCGTGGTTGCTGCGCTCCTCGGCATGGTCCTTGCTCTGGTCATGCTTGCTGCGGCCCTTGTGGGTGCGCTGATCGGT